GAGGAGATTAGTGATTACAATGCTAAAGTACAGATACAATATTCATACAATCAAGATGATAGTATGAGAAAAATGAGAGCATTAAAAGAAGGATCTCTCACTACTACTGTTAATAATAGGGGGACTCTTGGGACATCAGTTTCTAACAATATTGATCTTTCTTCTAATCCTTATTACAAACCAGTAGGCACTGTTCCAGCTGGTAGAAATTGGGGGAGTGGAGATGACTTTCTAACTGCTAAATTATCACTGCCTATACATTGTGGACTGTTCGCAGATGGAGGTATGAAAATCTTCCCAGTTCTTATGACCGAGGGACTTTTTGTGGAGATAGATCTTGAAGACCCAGCAAGATATTTAAAGCAATTAGATAGTGTGAACCGTAATCGTAGAATGAAACAGAATCCAGTATTCCATGGTGTAGATGCTGCTGGGACGGCTTTAGCAATTGGAGCAACAGACCATACAGAGATATTTTTAGCTAAATCTAATAATATGTTATCTGTTGAAAATTGTCCATTTGTTAAAGGTGAAAAGATAGGTATTTGTAGTGCTACCAATCCTCTCCAAGAATGTTCACTAATAAATGGAGGTGGAGGAGCTGTTCAAGCACATCCTACAATTGAAAATATTGAAGTTGATGGTGGATTTGTAAAACTAACTGTATCTCAATTTAGAAATAGTAATACTGGGACTGGCGTCCAAGCAACCTCAAATGATTTTATTCTATTTAGTGCTGCTATGGATACCAAGCGTGTTCAAGTAGACGACCTTACAACCCAGCTCATCGCTGCTACAGCGACTTACCCAGCTACAACTACAATTTCAAATGCTCAAATCGTAGTCCAGCAAGTAGGATTAGATCCTCAATATGAAGCCGGTATGATGAAGAGAATGAGGGATGGTGGATCTATTGAGATTGATATTCCAAGTGTAACTAACTACAAACATTCTCTATTAAAGACAAATCGCAATGCTACTGTAAATGTCCCAGTATCTAATACAAGAGCGAAATCTATGATTATCATGCCTACTGATGCTACTACCCTTTCTACAACTGCTTTGATGGCTGGTACGCAAGAAACATATGAAGAAGAAGCAACTGGTATGGATGGTCAACTTCATAGTATTCGAACTGGACAATGTGGTATCATAGATAGACTGACCCAGTATCAAATGGAGGTAGATTCAAAGTTAGTCCCAGCACAGCCTATCGTAGTTTCTAAAATTAATAAGGGTGTATCTATATCTGCTCAACCTTTAATTGAATTAGAAAAAGCACTTAATCAAGCTGGTATTGTTCCAAGGTCTTTTGTTGATTACAATCGTAATTTCTTGATTGGACGTGCTTATGCTCTTAATGATGGTGTTGCAAATCTCAATAATAAATCTAATCAACTTCAGTTATTCTATAATGAGAGGACTGTTGCTGGAGCAGATTTAGCACCAGAAAAAGATAAGATGTTGTTCTGTTTCCTCTTCCATCTTCGCAGAATTAGTATTAAGGGTGATAGCGTAACAGTAACTCTATAAAAAAATAAATATTTTCTATGTATCTTTTTTAATTTTTTATTTTAAAATTATTTTATATAATATAATATAAAATGAGTCGTAAGTATCTTAATATTCAACCGAACAATGTACCAGCATCCGGTAAGGTTTCATTTGCTCGTGGTAACCCAATCCTTACTGTAACCCTTGGTCGCCAAGATGCAATGTTAGATTTATCTTCTATTCGACTTTCTGGTGATTTTAATGTATGGAGAGATGCTGCTGGGACGCTTCATCCTACCGATGCTCAAGCAGCAGAACTCCGTGCTTCTCATAAATTAGGTGTTTATGGAGTAATTGATCAGCTTGTTTTTCGTCATGCTGAAACAAAACAAGTTATAGAACATATTAGACATTATGGTAGATTCATGTCTTCTTATATGCCGGCTATGGCTGGTAGTCAAGATACAGCTGGTCATCTATCAAAGACAGCACTAATTATGCCTAATTACAATGCTTTCCGTGATAGTGTAATCCGTAATACTCGCAACTCTGTTTTCTGTATCCCATTACCATCTGGGCTTACCCTTGGGGTTTCCAAACTACCTCTTGATAAAGTTCCTTTAGAAATTGAAATACATCTTGCTCCAGATTCACAGTTCTTCTATTCCAGTGATGCTACTACGGCAAATATTACTAATGCTTTCTATGAATTAAGTAGTCTTGAACTAACATGTGAAGTAGAAACTGGAGTAAAATCTCCGGATACTGGTGTTTTAGAGTTTAATAGTATTACTTCATATTTCTCTACTCTTGAATCGAGTAATTCAATTATTAATTTTAATCTTGGATTATCAAAGGTTCTTGCATCATTCGTGAACTTTGTACCAGCTAATTTTATCAATAATTTAGCTCAAGATGGTTATCTAACATATATGCCTACCTTGAAACCTAATGCTGCTGGGACTGGAGATGGTGGAGTAGCTAATCTTGAAACAATCTCATTCCTCAAAAATGGTGAACGTTTCCCTTCGGCATTTGAGATTGAAAGTGTTTATGATACTACTACTAATGCTACCTCGGTTGTTGATCCTCAAGTTATTAAGAGTTTCCTTAATGCAATAATCCCAGAACAACAGCATACAAGAACATCTGCCTCACCTCTTACAACTAACCGTAATTTCACTGGTAATCAAAATGCCGTGACTGGATATCGTCTTATGCCGGATACTGGTGCTGTTTATGGTGTAGGTGTCTTATATGATATGTTAGATAGTGAAGGTGTTGATTTCTCAAGTTCTCAATTCTCTATCCAGATGAAGAATGGTCTGGTTGATCAAAATCCTATCTCTGCATATTTATTCATTAAGTCCAAGGTTGTTGTAGCATGGTCAGCAGAAAAGGGTGTACAAGTTGTAATGTAAATTAATATTTTCTATGTAATTATTTTTTTAATGTTTTATTTTTTTTTAATTTTATATAATTATAAATATATAAAATGAGTGATGATGAAGATTACTATTCTGTAAATGCTGGTGGTTTAGGTATTAGAGATTTAAAAAAAGCTATTGCCGATGATCCACGATCAAAACAAAGTAAACCAAAAGAAAGTAAATCAAAAGAAAAGATGGCCGAAGAGCAAGGGCGTATCCCAGACCTTATCAAAATTGGAGCTATCCCCAGTGAATATGGACAAAAACTTCATACTGACGTAATTGATCCAGTTACATTTTCACAGAGAAAAGTCCGTTTCACTCTATCTCGTGTAGCTGGTTTTCTTCATTCTAATTCAAAAATTACTCTTGCTGTCACTCCTCTTGCTGGGGTTGCTAAAGGTTTTTATCCTATAAATGTGGGTATTTCGCAGTTGATTCAAACTGCTCAACTTTCTATTGGTAATCAAACAGTATGTTCTATAGATGACTATAATCAGTTTCACGCATATCAATCTCTATTTATTTCAAATGAAGATAACAAAGAAAGAGAACAATTTTTATCTCAAAGATGTATGGCTCATATGCCGGTATATGATGATCGTTCTGCTGGTGTAGCTGATAATACTCCTAACTCTGCTAAAAAGATTGGGATTGATGTAGGACGTAATCCGGTTGTTCCGGCTATTGGTGGTGCTGGTACATTCGAACTGTTACCTTTTATGCATAATGACGGCACTTCGGCACAAACTATTAGTGAAGCACCAGTATATTCAGTATATTTAAGTGATTTGTTTCCATTCCTTAAGTTCAATCAACTCCCTATGTTTATGTTAGATCAAGAGGTTCATATTGATCTCACTTTTGTTGATCTAACAAGTTCATTATCCGGTGCTGAAAAATCTTTAAGATTAAATTGTAACGCAGCTGATAATGATGCATTAGGATTTTTAGTGAACCAAAGTGAATGCAAACTTATTTATGATAGTATTACATATGACGGTGATATCATGGAGAGATACGCACAGCAGAATCCCAAACTTATCTTTCAGTATGCCGATTACCGTCTTACCAAGAGAACTGGTGTCAAGGATGCTGGTGGTGGTGTAGATGATTTTGCGAGTCTTGTATTACCAGTTGGAGCTAATGGTCGCCTATGTACAAAGGTTTTCTTTGGTCTTCAGTCCAACGCTAACTTTGTTGGGGCATCCTTACTTAATGGTACTACTGCTTTTGGTGATGTAGGATTACAATACAATCTTTTATATAATGATCGCTTTGAGTTTTCTGTTGATAGGACTAACTCTGCACTTCAGTTTGCTACTACTCATGCTGCCGAAGGACAAGTCCCTATGGTTACTCATGATGAAATTGTGAAGAGATCCGCTAATACATCTATTACTGCTGAAACCCTTGAAGGATTAGCTCAAGCTGATAATGTTGTTGGTATTGAAGAACTTTTTAGATGGAATGCTATTCGCCCTAATAAGGGTGAGAGAATCAATAATAAGGGTATTGATCTCCATTACAAGATCCCTACTGGACTTGAAGATGGAACATATACTCTCCGTGTCTATGTTGAATTACTCAAGGTTGCGACTATCGAAGGTGGACAATTTAATTGTTATTTTGCATAAATTATTTTCTAATATAAATTATAAAATGGGTTGGTCATGTAGTAAAGTTAAATGTGAGAAATGTGAAAAATATTGTGAGAAATGTAGAAAATATAAAAGTTTATATTTAAAACAAGAAACCAAAAATGATGAATTAATTGAAATGATAGAAAGTTTATGTGAAACTCAAAAAGCAATAGCTCAATATATAGAAACTGTAAAGAATAAAGAAAATGAAAAAGTGTCTGGGGTAAATATTAAAAAAATAACAACTAAAAATAAATCCTTTTAGACAAATAATTTTAGCAATCTACCCCAGACATTTTTAATCTCTCTTTTTTTAAGTTTTTTTTCAAAAAAAATAATCTATCTTTATTATATAAAAATGAAGATAGACAGTAATAATCCAACAGAAGATATTTCTAAAGATCGCCCTCAATTAAAAACAAATACCGTGAAACAGTATGTTATTAATTTAAATAAATTACAAAAAATATATGATACTGATAATTATGACTTCTTAAAAAAACCGGATGATGTTATGGATAAAATAAGTGATTTGCATTATTTATCACAAAGAAATATATTGAATGCTGTTATTGTATTATTAATGGCTTTGAATCATGATGAAGAATATGATGAATTACTTGAAGAATATGGTAAATTAAGAGATGAATTAAATGATAAATATAGTGATGAGCAAAAGAGCGGTATTGTGAGCGACAAGCAGAGTAAGAACTTCGCAACTATAGATGAAGTATATGATATGATAAATAAGATGGCGGATGATTTAAAACCAATAAAAAAGAAATCTAAAGATGAAATTACAAAAAAAGAAATGCAATTATTACAAGCATATACTTTATTCAATATTTATGCGAGGATGCCTTTTAGAAATGATGTAGCTGGTATGATAGCAATCAATCAAGCACAATATAAGAAATTAAGTGATAAAGAAAAGAAAGAAAACAATTATTTAGTAGTCCCATCGAAAGGACAAATATATTTTGTATTAAATAAGTACAAAACAAGTAAGAAATATGAAGAATTAGATCTCCCAATTGAAGATGCTAATTTAAGAAAGATATTAAGATATTATTTAAAAATGAATGGTATGGGTGTTTTATTTAAG